GCGGATATTGGTCAGCGATACTAAGCCGTTCATCGGGCCGTATTGCTGGTAAACCATCTGCTGCATCTGCAATGCCTGCTGCAATGCCATCTGCTTTTCTTCTTCGCGGCCAGTGCCAAGCCCGACGTTGATGCTGATGTCCATCGACGTATCCCAGACACGCGGATCTACGGGGATATACTGCCCGTTCATCCGCATCATTACCTCTTCGTCCATGTTCTTATTCATCAGGCGCAGCATGACGCCAAACAGGTCACGCAGGCCGTCAGCCAAGTTGCGCACCATCACTTCTGTCTGGCCCGCAGCGGCCTGCACAGACGCCTGAACGGCTGCCTTGGTGGTAGACTGCAATGCGTCAGGGTTAAGCCCCACAGAGGCGCTTGTGACGCCCGTCTTCTGCTCGGTGAGCTGATCCATATATGCCAGCGCAGATAGCGTCTGACCGGCAACAAACGGCACGCTGAGATCCTGCACAGATCCGGCTTGGCGCATCCGCACAAGTGAGCCAATCTCGTTGTTCAGCACATCGTCTATATTTACAGCGCCGTCCACAATCCCAATGCGCGGATTGTTGGTCATCGCAACGTTATCCAAGATGCCACGCAGAATAGACGTCGCGGCGTCCTGATCGTTTTCCACCAGCTCGGCCAAGCTGTGTCCGTACCAGCTGTGTGGCTCTGGGTCGATCTCAAACTTGGCAAACGGGATCTCGTCGCACGGCATGAAGTCTAGCAGCTCGTATGATGTGCCGCCGCAGAGAAACTTGTACAATACCGGCACGCCGGTTCCGTCAACATCCATACGCATGTAGGCTTCTGTGATGCCCACCAGCTTCATGGAAGGGTCTAGCTCGTCTTCGTCCGACAAGTCTTCCTCGTAGCCTTGGCGCTCAAGCACCTCTGCGCCAGACATATCGTTTGTGCCGTCAAATGGCGTCAGGTTGGATATGACCTCGAAGTCAAAACCCATCTCGACCAGATCGCCAACGCGCATGTCTGTGCGGTGCGCCACGACATACGCATCATCGAATGACCGGCAGTCGCGGTTGACGAAAAACTCTTCTGGCGGGATGCTTTCTATGCGCAGCTCGCCCTTCATCTCAGTGCGGCTAATCTTGACCGAATGGACAGGAAGCTCGATGTCCATGCCCATCTCGTCCACCTCGATCGACATTTCCATCGTATGCTCGATCACGTCAACGTTATCCTCTTGGATCAGGAACGTGTATTCATCATCAGATAGGTCGGTGTAGGTGTATATCTCGGCCACGGGGTAGTCATGCCAATACGCCTTCACGATGCCCTGCTTCTTCACCATAGCGTCTTGGAAGGCGTCGTTCAGCACGCGGTATCCGTTCAAACGCGTGAACTCATGCTGTATGTAGCTGGTGGCCTGCTCGGCCAGCGCAACGTCTTCTGGCCCCTTCGGGATAAACTCTACCGGCCTCGCGGTGGACATGAAGATCCGCATCAGGCTTGGCTTCACAGAGCGTACGGTATCCCGTACCTTTGTTGACACAACCTTGCTGCGCCCGTCTTCGTGGCCAATATCAACCTCGCCGTCGTAGTAGCGCTGCGACTTGATGCGGTCTTCGCTGATCTCGCTCTCAACGAAGTCAACGGCATCGCTGATCGCATTCTGAACAATGCTTTCTATCTCGCGGCGATCTTTTGGTTGTGGTTGCATGTTATTGTCCTTTAATCAGCCTGCAATCCCAATAGGGTAATAATGTCTTTGTCGGTGATTAAGCCGCGCTTCTCTGGTGCCATTCCTGACGTAATCATGTTGCGGATGGCGTCTAATGATTTCACCGCTTTACCCTCTGCGCCAGACTTAGCTGCCACTCCAGATATAGTCGCTGCGGCATAAAATGGATTGTTAGCGATCGCGACTATGTTGAATGCCTGCATAAGGCCATTGCCGGTTGGAGACAGCTTACCGATCAGGCGCATGGTATTTTCAGACATTGTGCCTTGCACGAAATCTTCCATAAGTTTAATTTCTTCTGCGTCAAACTTAGCTTTATTTCTTGTGCTGTTAAGGATAGATGCAACAGCTTGACGGTATTTATTAACAACATTCCCGCCAGAGCCGGTTTTCGCGGCCCCGCGCTGCGCCTTGTCCATTAACTCCTCAAATAATTCAATTTTCTTGAATCTTCGGTTGTCTGCGCGTGCAAGCTTTAAGGCATCAGATGCTTTCTGATTTCCTGTCATAGGTGCCATGTCAATGACTTCGTCAAGCTTGTCTCTTATAAACGCGACTTGAGGGTTAAAATTGCTCTGCCTATATAAATCAGACATTCCGGCGCGCAGCTTATCCACTTGTGCAATATTTAAGCTTTTGCCGGTATGCTTGGATATCATGGCGAGGGCGTTATCAACAAACTTTCCCGACTCAGAGTTTGGAACGTAGCTTATGAATATGTTATCAACATCATCCACTATGCCCTGAGCCACAAACTTATTGACGCCATCCATGTTGACGTCCACCTTCCCTCCGACATCTTCAAAGTTTTTATATGCAGCGTTTTTAGCGTCTCTGGCTGTTTTTACAGAAGGCTGCTCTATGGCCTTTTTCTGGAAAGCCTTAACAGTCTTGTTCTTTATTCCAGCAAGGGTAGATGGGGCCAACGGCGCAAGAAACGCGCCTGCTACTCTGGCAATAGGCTCATATTCTGTGCCTTCAGTGGCTTGACCCGCAGCTTCACTGCCAAGTCCAGCCGTAACTGCGGCCTTCAAAGCGCCTGCACCGCCGCCCAATGCGCTGGGCAAAAACTCTCCAACGGTTCCAGCATATTGCCCAGCGGTTGTTGGGCTGCGATACTGAACCCTCTCTTCGCCAGCAACAGCAGGTACTATGTCGCCCATCCGCAAACCTTCTGGCACTGGCTCTGCGCCGAATGCACCACGAACAAGTCTGCTAGATAAAGCGCTTACGTCTGACGGCAAATCAAGCAACCCCTTTACGCCGCGCAATGCACCAGCGCCTGCTGACTGAATAAGCTCACCGGCATATTCGCCAACAGTGTCTACCTCGCCTTCACCTACAATATTCTCGCGCAACGTGCCAAGCTTTAGGCCGCTAGGTTGAGGTCCAGCAGAAGCCGCGCCCATGACATGCTGCTTAACCACACGGTCAATAACCGCCTGATCCGTTCCATCTGGAAAGTTTAGAATTGTTCCATCTGCAAGCCGCGCTTCAATCATCAGTTTATCCTGTTGCCTTGTGCGTCATATTCAATGACTTTTGCCCCACCCGCCGTTGGTTGCTGCTGTGCCGCTGGCGCAGATCTCGTTTGACTGAATATCTCGCGGCCTTTAGCTTCGCCATGCACAATCTCAAGAAGTGTGCGCTCATATTCATCAAGCTGCCGCTTGAAGTCTTCAGCAGATGCTAATGGGTCTAGCAAACCAGCCTTCGCGGCGAGCATTGCATTTTCACGCTCAGTCACGTTACCCAAAGCGCCGCCGGTTGGGCTTTCTTGGCGCATTGCGTTTAGCGTTTCTATAGTCGCCTGCGCTTGAAGAACTTTAACATTGCCAGCAACTTTTCTCGCATCAGTCATTGGAACGTTTTGTAAAAATGCTGCCCCAACGCCGGTTGAATATGCGTCAGCAAGGTTTCTGGCCTCCTTGGCGGCATTAAGGATGGTTGATGTCATAGTGCCTTTTGTGCTGGCCTTCCGCTCCTCTTGCTCTGCCGCCTGTGCTTGCTCAATAGCCGCTGGGCCGCCAGCAATCGGCTGCATTCTCAAGACAGTTTCACCAGCCTCATTCACCCCTTCCACAAGCTCATACCCAGCAGGGATAGCACCTACCTCTGTGCGCCTTTTGCCTGAGCTTTGGAAGTCAGAGAATGTGCCTTTGTACCCTTGCGAAACTGCAAGATCATATTCTTTTATAGCTGCTGTCCGGCTGTCTTTCGGCGCGGTCAACCCAGCTTGGAACCTTGCCAATTCCTTCTGCCGCTCAAACGCACGACGCTCACCAGCTTCTGCAAATAGCTGCGCCGCTGCTTGCTTCGGGTCTAGCGTTCCTGCTTTCACCATGTCGGCAAGATCAGTCCGGCCAGCTTTCTCAAGCATATTTACCGTGCGGTTGCCTTTGATCTTGTCTGCGCGTTTTAGCTGCGCCGCCTGCAAGACTTGCGGCAGGTTTGGATCAGGATTGATCGACATGCTGTTTAACCATCCAGCAAACGCGCCTGCCATATCCTTGCGGCGCGCTGACTTTTCCTGACCGATAAAGTCCTCTTCGTCGAAACCTGCGTTTTGGTTAATCATGTCGTTCATTCCTTACATCGCTGCATACATAAATGGCAGCTTCAGATAATCAAACAG